GGTAAACACAGCAATGGTAGTTATCTTTATGAAGGTGTTCCATATGCTTTGACGGGTCTGACGCCACGTCTCAAGCAAGCCACGTATCTCACGTATGTCTACAGCAGCTGTTTCATCCTGTAAGCCAAGCTCACGCAGGACTAACTTAGCCCCACGCTTAGCAGACCTGTCTAGCATATCTTCTAGCTCTTCTGTTGTTAGCTTAATGTCAGACATAACCTACACTCTATGGTTTAGTAGGCCAGTCAGCCTCATCCAAGTGGGGCCAATTAGCGTGGCTTGTGATGTCACGCAGTGCTTGACGATATGCTGTTTGTTCAGCAGTCATAGTTAAGTCGGATGATGCCCACCAATCTGTTTCAGCAATCAAGCGGTCACGCTGTGTGCGGTTACTTTCTGCTGCGCTACTGTCTAGCTGTGCTTGGTATGCTGCCTCATGTTCAGCTTTGGTGGTTGTTACACCATCCTCAGTTGTGTCACTGAACATGTCAGCAACTTCCCATGCCTCAACCCAGTTGTTAAGAGCATCCTGCACTACACCATTGCGGCGTACTGATTGATATGCACCAATGCCATCTGTAGGTTGAGGCGCACGAAGCACAGGGTCTACATTCAGTGCGTCAAACACATTAGCGCCCCACACTTTAGGCATGGACATATTAGGGTTTTCTTTGCGTAACTGGCCTTGAGATTTAAGCTCACCAGTTGTGCGATCACGATATTCAGTCATTAGTTGATACTCCTTGTATGACCTTGATTATATTGCGTATGCGGTTATGCGATTGCGTAGTAGATGTATTTATAGGTAACATTGTTCGTTAGAGTTTTCCCGCCAACAAGAGTAAAGCCAGAACTATGCGGGTCTATATAGTCAGCACCTGTAAACTCAGCATCTGTTCCATTTAAGAACATAACAGGGTCATTCCCTGCAACAATGCCACGCTCTGTATCAAAAAGTGCCCAGCCTTGTGCAGCACTAACATTCTTAATCAACACAAATCTAGCACCTGAGCTAAAGCCACAATCAATAGTTTGATCTGACGTTGAACCAGTATAACTCCCCACCTTCGACACGCCAGGGAGTGTGGCAAATAGATATGCTGTAACACCTACTTCCCTAAACGCAAGATCATTATAGTTATAGCCAAAGTCGGTTTCGGTAGGAGACGAAGTACCCCAAACCTGAACCGTTTGAACTCTAGCTGCATCAGTATTTAATCGTATCCTATAGTCGATGTCTGTGGTGATACCTGTGGTAGTATCACCTAAGTCTTTATGATACACCCACCAATCATAACTATAAAATCTCGGTTTAAACCATATCATTTCTGGTGCAACACCCAACCCATGCTCAACTCTTGAGTTTGTGGCGGAAGGGGTATTAGATGATATAAAGGCTACTTGGTCAAAAAAACCAGGAGCTCGCTTAAAATACCAGTGCGTGTTAGGGTTCCAACCATTAAACTGACCGGCAGAGTTAGAACCCATCTTTACACCATCGTTTAAGAACCCACCCAAAAAGTATGCTGTGCTGTTGTCTTCTTGATTTTTCGAGCCATGCTGAAAGTTTACATAAGGACCCCTTATCTTATCCACAAGGTCACTCCGATCTCCGCTCTGCGATGCTTTTTGCATTACTAGGTCTGGAGCAAAACCAACACCTGTGGTTTCTGTAAAGCCTGTAGTTGTAAACTTATTAACATGGAATACCTCGGATCCATCTGTGGGTATACGCATAGGGCGGCGAATAGCTACGTAAATAAACGTTGCACCAGATGCGTTTGATCTTGAGGTATCAACTAGCTTAAACCCAGTTGGCCTTAGCTGTATGTCAACGCCATGATCACCTTCAGCATCAGCTGTGTTTGTTTTTAGGGTGCGTGTTTCAAGATTGGTCCAGCTAGGGATTGTCCAATGTATGCCACGCATAGTGTCACATATAAACCAGTCGGTGTTGGATGTGGTTGTATTCTTTACCATCAGCCACTGAGGCTCAAACCCTAAGTCAATCTCAGGGCCATTAGTAGAACCGTTACCAGTATAACTCCCACACTTGATAATATCTTGGTCACTATCAGGCCCGAACTCACCGTCACCATCGTTGTGGGCGAATAGGTAGGCTATGTAGGATACGCCAGTTTCATTTGCTGCTGCTGACGCACCTACAGAAAAGACTGTTGAAGTGGGGGCTGTGTTATTCCAGACGGTATTTGATGTGCTATTGTTATAGTTTAGGTTAAGATATAAAACTTTATCATTGCCGTTTGATCTGTGCCAAACAGCCCACTGACCTGATCCAGAAGTAGGCTTGCAGATTATTAAGCCTGGGGTGGTATTTAGGCTGTGACTAATCGTTCTTGCACTGCCATTCCCAGTGTAAGTCACAATATCAAAGAACTTAGGGGCTTTGCGGAATGTCCAAGAGGCGTAGTCGTAGTCATAATCTTGTCCTCCTATTGCCGCACTTCTGCTTGTTCTAGTAAAACCATCTGAGTTTGGTGTAATCTGTAGCTCTGAATCACTATATGACGATTGGGTACCATATAACCAAAGCCTTTCATCAAAAGGATCATTAGATGGTCTTTCGCTATCAAAAGCTACTACCCCCCCGCCGTTGTCTCTATTTGCAATCCAAACTAGACCACCCTCACCAGCAAGGTCTATGCCATTAACTATTTGTTGTGGGGACGTGTCGTTTGAATGATACAAATAAGTGCTGAACACATCTTCTACGTTCAGGGCTTCACCGCCAGCGGCAGACATCATTAGCTTTTTAATATTGCTCATTCTATATTACCCTAAGTTTAACCCTGCTGTGAAGCCTTGCCAAGTAGTGCCACCATCATATGTGTAGAACACAAACTGATCTACTGCAGATGCTGTACTCGTAAGTTGTGGAGCACCTGTAGCTGCATACTGATCTGAGTTAGGCCACACTACAGCAGCAGGCCATGTTACAGTATAACCACTAGCACTTGCATCTTGTGTAATCTTCAAAGAGAAACCATAGGCTGTACCGCTTGCAGGAGGATTGCTAAAGGTGAACGTGGTGTTCTCACTTAGTGTGTTACTAAATACGTTACCTGCTTCACAGTTAATCGTTGTTGCATTACTTGATGACGTTACAGCCTGATAGGTTTCATTGTATGATGTTACTATAAGTTCACCATCAATGTCAACATCACCAGTGTAAGTTTCTAATGAAAAACTCGTAAGTTTTGTATCAAGCTGTGTCTGGATGTTAGACGTTACACCGTCTACAAAGTTTAACTCTGCTGTAGAGGCTGTTACGCCATCCAGAATGTTAAGCTCTGCAGTTGTAGCAGTAACACCATCTAGGATGTTTAGCTCTGCAGAAAGTGCTGTAACGCCTAGATCACTTAACCCATCTGGTTTAGAATCTAGTGCAGCATCTAGCCCATCTACGTTAGCGATAGTGTGGTTGTGGCTATCATCAGCAATGACTGTAGTGATAGTGATGTTAGAGGAGCCGTCAAAGTTAGCTGCACCCGCTACGTCACCGCCTAGGGTGATAGTACGTGCTGTTGTAAGAGCATCTGCTGTTGCTGCTACACCAGAGATAGATGCATTAATACTACCTGTAACAGTAAGGTCACCGTCTACATCAGCATTACCTGTAACATTTAAAGTACCTACATTAGCAGTGTCTACTGCAGCAGTGTCAATGTTAGCTGTACCATCAATATAGAGGTTACGCCACTCAGCACCTGTAGCACCTAAATCATACGTATCATCTGTAGCAGGTAGTACATTAGAGCTTACATCAGCAGCAAAGCTAACGGTGTCAGTTGCTGCATCACCAAAGGTAAGGTTACCTGCGATAGTAGCATTGCCAGTTACAGTGAGGTTACCACCCACAGTCACATTGCTTGTTACAGATAAGGTGTCTTGCAGTGTAGTAGCACCCTGTACGTTTACTGTACCATCTATATCAGCGTTACCTTCAAGGAACAGATCTTTATAGCGAACTGCATCAGTACCTAAACTAATTACATTTGTAGTCTTAGGGCGTAGCAGAGTAGCTGTAGCTATAATATCTTGTACAGGGCCAAGCCTTGTAATAGGCGCACCATTCTCAGCCGTACCATCATGTACGTGTCCTGTAGAATTATTGAACGCTGCATCAATAGCGTTAAACTCATTATCAAAGTCATCAGCATCAATTACGTTGCCGTTAGCAATGTTATTAGCTGTGTCTTGGCGTGTATAACCTGCCATATCAGTTTTCCTTACTGTCTATCATCTGTAGCATACTCAAAGAGTGCTGTGTCTAATAGGAATGCTGCATCATCACTATTATCTTCAATACGTATCGCTACTGTTTCACCAGAGCCAATAACTTGGTTAAGGTAATTCTGAGTTCTAGGCGCACCAAACACAGCAGTGCCAAAAGTAGACGTGTTATCACTATAGATGCCGACCACACCACCCGTCTGTACAATCTGAAACGAAGGTGGCTGAATATACCCTGTTCTGCCTTGGTTAAACTTAATACCTGCAGTTATATTGATAGCACCAAAAGGCTTAATGTAAAAGTTCAACTTATAGAAAGTCTTACGTACTTGAGGGTCATTAATAGGCATATAAGGTGATTCATAGATAGCATCAATAGCAGATCCATTACGGCTAGTGCCTACATCTAAGTTATACACGTAGCCATCATTATTAGCAAAGATACGATACTCATCCTCACCAATAAACTGAGAGTCTGCAATGTATACTTTAAAGCCTTTAAGCTCAGCCCACTGAAAGCCTTGGCCCCCTTGGTCAATAAACTTAGTGCCTAACACACCCTTAGCAACACTATCACGTTCACTGTCTACATAAGCAAACAATCTGTACTGAGCTTTACTACGAATGACAGTACTGCTAAAACTAGCAGCGTAGTCCTGTAGTTTAGTTACTGTAGGTCTAATGTTCTTAGATGCAACATCAATACCAAAGTCACCAATACGGTCTGTAGAACTTAGTGTACGCAAACCGTCAGGGCCAAGGAACATAACATCTGCGCCTACCTCTTGGATAGTATCAGCACTTAAGCATCCCAAGTCTTCTGTCACAGCACTCATAGAAAAGTCTGCTGCGCTAGTACCTGTGATACGCATGATCTTATCTACAGCAAAGATGATAAGCTG